AGGTTCTCCTGTATTCATCTAGTGAATCTTATTCTTGGTTTAACAAATATTTGGATACAAAAAATCCATTTGTCACAAAAACATCTCCGGGTCAAAAAGATGGATATATTATTTATCAATTTAAAAAAGAATATTTAGAAAAACAACAAGAAGCGTTGTCTGAATTATCAAAAATTGTTAAATCAAATAATAACTTATTAAATAGTAATTCGGTTTTTGGAAGTGAATTAAATCTTAATTATATACCTGTAGACATTTTTGTTGATATACAAAAAAATACTAGCACTTTTTATTATACAACAAATTCTGATGGGATAGATTACGAAAAAACATATTCGTTAAGAACTGGTAAACAACCTAGTAACGGATTTACAACGTCAATTGAAACAACATATAAGTCACAATTTGATTCATCACTAAAATTCTTTTTTAAAGGAAAGTCATCTTTTACCGATAAAATAACGACGATTAGAGAAAATTATCAAACTAAAAAACAGGCAATAGAAGAACAACTTACTAAAGATTTAGTTTTAAATATAAGTAAAAGTGCTAGTGAAGGAGGTATAGGTTTTTCACCAACAATAAGAAATGTCTTGGCGGTTTTCTTCGCTCAAGGTGAAGCGTTTTTAAGATTACTTGATGAGGTTCACACAAAGGCTTGGGATTTAAGGGATGATACTAATAGAAAAGATGCGGTGTTATCTACATCATCGGGAGCTAAAAGTGTTGATCAAAAAAACTTAACAGTTGAAGAAACACCAATATATCCTTGGCCTCAAGTCATTGTTGAAAACAATCTAAAGGAAGGTGAAAAATATGAATTAAAATATCCGGGAGATACAAGTATTGCGACTAAAATTAGAGCATACCAACCTGAAATATGGCCGGAGGTAGAATTTGTTGAAGAATTTATAAAAGCGACTTATGAAAGAAAAGTTCCTGAAAAATTTCCAACGGACACTAACAATTTATTACTTAAACCAAATAGATTAAGTTTTAATGCAATTGAATTCCCAATCAATAATCAAGTGTATCAAAATGTGGAAGAAGTTAAATTTTTCTACGAGATATATGAACGATTATTACTTAATTCATTTTACAGTAAATTAAGTAGGGATTCTAACAAATTGAATAATATGTCAGAATACTATTCCGAAGCGGAAGTATTGAATATGTTACAATCGTTAGGTAATGATAATCCATTTTTAACTAAAAAATTAAAAGAGTATGATTTAAATTCGGGGGTTTATTTATCGTTTTTAAAACACATATCAAATGGTGGTACGGGAGAATCTTGGCAAAATTATATTAGAGGAGAGTTTAATACTTCGTATATTAAAAATGATATTAATACATCATTCAAGTTATATAATCAAGATATCCTAACCAATGAAAAATCACAACCATTAATATCAATTAAAGATAATGCTCCGGCTAAAGATTATTTTGGGAATAAGAATATTGTTGAAAATTTTGATTTTACCGATACATACCCAATAACTAATTTAGGTTGGGTAAATAATTATTTGGCGGGAGGAAAGGACATTCAGAAAAAAGAAGATGTATTTAAAACTAATCAGGTTTTAGAATACAATACTATAATAAAAAGTATTACAAATTATGATGATGTTGTAAACTCAAAAGACAAACAACCTGTAACTAGTTTTAACTATAAATCAAATAAAAGTGGGACATTTGGACAAGTTATTAATTTATCGGATTTAAAAACTTTTTATAAAACAAGAAAAATAACTGAACAATATACCACTGAAGGTAATCTTTCATATTTTGACTACACCAATAAATTAACTTCAGAACAAACAACTTCAATTTTAAACACCCCCTATTTTATCAACGCGATACAAAAAGGTGTTTACGATTTTAGATACACAAATAATTTATACCCATTCAAATCCGCATCTTATTTATTTTTGAATAGTTTACCATTGGCAACACTACGAGAAAAATATAAAGAAGATAATGATGGTAGTTCATCTGATTTGGATTATATTATCTCAACATTTAAAAAATATGGAGGAATTCATAGAATACCATACGCTTGGATATTGAAGTATGGTTCTATTTGGAACAGATACAAAACTTGGATTGAAGATGGTGTGGATATTCTTGATGATGTTTGGACTGACTTTAATTATTCGGACAATTATGATCCAGGAAATAGTGCGGTTACCAAAACCTATTCATTAGTTATTGATGGAACCCCCCAAAACATCGTATTACAAGATACTATTACTAATGGGGTAAATTCACAAACAAGAATTAACACAGGGTTCTACCCCAAGTTAATTGATGATTTTAATGTGTTCTTACAAGGAAGAAGGGTATTTGAATCACAAATACAAATTAGTGGTACTGCAACAATATTGGGAAATGTATTAACCGTTAATAGTGTTAGTGGTAATGATTTATTTAATGGTGCGATTTTATCGGGAACTAATATTACTTTAGGGACTACAATCACAGGACAAACAAGTGGAACTATTGGGGGAGTGGGGGTGTATGGTATAAACATACCCCAAACCACAACAACCGCAATTAACTTTTTTGTTACCAATCCGCCGGCACAGTCATACTCAAATAGTGAAATACAAACAGTTTTAAATAATGGAAAGTTATATTTAAAATCGGCTGCGGGATCAACAATAAACGGTTTACCTGGATTTGATTCGGGAAACTCAAATAGATCGTTAAGTTTAAAATCTTGGAGTTGTTTTGTTGAGACATCAGATGGCAACAATATATATCCGATGCCGTCATTTGGTTCTTCAGTGAATCAAACTAAAGACGAATGTTTTAAAACTAATGGTGATTTGGTTACAGAAGTTGTTAATAACCCCGCAGTTTATAATGGTTCGGTAAGATTATTTTGGAAAGCACCAAATTACGGATATTTTGATAACAATAAATTATCAAAACCATCACCAAATAGTTATTTAAAATATATAAAAAATGATGAGGAGATACAACAAGCCTTCTCAATTAATGGAATTACATTAGAGTATTCAAAAATAAGTGAATTATTTACAACATTTGAAAAAGATATTTTAGATATAATGGAAAACGAGTTTTTAAACTTTAGTCGTTCAATATATAATTACAACACAAATATAAAACCAACTCTTGATACCGACACCACAAATGAAATTACTAATAATAATTTCCAATCCTTGATGAGGTCTTTAATGAAGGTGCCAAAACCAAAAGATAATGTAAACGGATCGGTAACTATTAATGAAATTCAGGAGTCACAAGTTAAAAATTTCCAACAAGTGTTAGGTTCCTTTATGGAATATAAAGTTACTATGAAATATGGTAACCCATCAAATTTTGATAAAAAATTATTCTATTCGTATTCAAATCAAATCATAATTGATCCGTATAGTTTCCAAGGGTATAATGTTGGTTCACCAAATAGTTTACCAAGTGCCGGTGGGACAATAACTTTATTACAATCTAAAACACAAAATCCTGAAACTTGGAAAACTTTGGAGACATATGTTGGTTTTTCAGAAATACCTGAATTAGTATATGATGATAATGGATCATATATAACCGACTTCTTTTTGGATATGAATATTGAGTTCACCGATAACTCAATTAAGAGATTATCACCATTAATTAAAATATACGCAACCCAAAAGTTGGAAGATAGTAATTTCAATTCAACTAAATTCAAAAATTTAATGGATAGTTACATTAACAAAAGTAACACATATATTAATACTTTATTGGATTTAGAAATGACTAAATTGAGGAAAGAACTTCCTAATGTTAATATTAGTCAGACAAACTCTAAAGTTAGAGCCGATTACGAGGGGGAACAAACTAGATACGAATTGTGGGACTTATTTAAAAGTATTAACGATACTTGGATTTCAGGGACAGACTTTAAAAACAAAACTTTATTTGAAGATGTTCTTTTAATGGATAGAGCAAGTAGAGATGTTGGACAACAAATATATGTTGACATTTTTAAATTAAAGACTTTAATAGATAGCTCACTTGCAACAAATAGAATGTTGGATTGTATAAACACAATACTAACCGAAAATAATTTTGTAAGTTTTGTAATTCCCGCATTTGCAAATTTTTACAATATTAAAGATGTAAGTAAAAATGCCACACCAAGACCTGAAGGTAGTTTAGAATTTGCGAATAGTTTATTTGGGACTTATTTAAATGTTGATTATAGGGAAACCACATCAAAATTTGTTTGTTTCTATGCTAATAAACCAAGTGAACATTTGGCAATTAACGATAATGTTGATTATAGATATAGAGATGATGCCTTTGATTTAAGAAGAGCAACTGACAATCCATTGGTGGAGAGTCAAGAAAATAAAACAGATTGGGCAACATCAAATAAAGTTGTTGGTTTTAATGTGGATATTGGGCCACAAAATCAACAAATCTTTAAACAACTTGACATTTCTCAAGATCCGGGATTACCAACCACAGAATCTTTAGAAGTTTTAAACCAAATGGCTAATGAGTCTAGAAATAGAGGAAGTTACACTCAAAGTGTTTCATTATATAATGTTTATAAAAATAGAAGTTACAAATGTAGTATTGATATGATGGGTAATGCCTTGATACAACCTATGATGTATTTTAATTTAAGAAATGTTCCATTATTTAGTGGACCATATATGATAACTAAAGTTGTTCATAGAATTTCTGAAAACGGATTTGATACGACTTTTGAAGGGCAAAGACAACCTTTTTATAGTATACCTAAAATTGAAAGTTTTATACAATCAATCAGTACCAAGATACTAAATGATATACGAGAAAAAATTAAACAAAATGAAGATATTAATACTCAAAAATCTGTCAACAATTTATCTCAAACGGCAAATAAATTAAATAATGCTAATGAGAATAATACAACTCTTAATGTGAATCAGGCTTGTTCTGGGTTATTAAATAACGATTATAAGAATTTTACAAATGCTGAAAATTTAACATCGGAACCAATCAATAAACAAGATGTTGTGGATAAAATAAATGAATTAGTTAGTAAAAATAGGAATAATAATGATTCAAAAATTTTGGGATCATTTATATATGGTATTATGACGGTAATAACAAAACCGTCCAGCGTCTTTAAATCTTACGGTAATAATTATGGGTTAATATCGTTAAATTTCAATTATGGTAATTCAGAAACTTATTTTGAAAACAACTACTATTGTAATAGTAAAAACATTCCTTTGGCGGTATTTCCATCTTTTGAACAATTTATAAATTTTATGATTGCAAAATATGGACCTAGTTTAGATGTTATAAAAAATTATGTAACGGGTAATAATACAACTGACGAAACTAAATATGGTGAGGCGTTCTCTAAATTTTATATGAACAACTATCCGGTACAAGAATCTCAAAAATTGTTTGACACTTTAACCGAACAAGATCAGAAAAAATTAGAAAAACCTTTTGGTGATGCATACACCGAGTATAATACTATCCTTCAAAAAGGTGGGTAAAATAAATTACAATAATAATAACAAAAACTAATATTGAACAATATAGACAAATTAGTCCAAAACTTTAATTTTTTGTAATGTTATGATATTTATAAATAAAAATGGATATGAATAATACTAAATTAATTTTGGATAACTACTTGGGTAAAAATACAAGAGTTACGGAAAAAGATAAAGGGAATGGTTATAAAGAAGTATGTGATTTAGATACTGGAGATTGTTACACCCTTAGAATGAAAGATGGTTTAATTGAAAGAGTGGATAACACAATGAATACAAATAAAAAAATCCAAGTTGAAACTAAAACAGGTATAAAACAATTATTAAATGGTTAATATGAAAATAGATAAAAAAATATTGGAAGAAATTAATAGATATAACTCAATTAATAATTACATAATGGAACAAGAGACTCCCGTTGAGCCGGATCCGGCAGCACTTCCACCATTACCTGACGCGGGATTACCACCTGAACCAGGAATGGAAACACCGCCAGCACCCGGAGCTTTACCTCCACCACCGGCACCTGAAGCAGGTACTGCCCCTGAACCAATTGATGTATCTCAAGATCCTGATGTTGAAGAAGTAGGTAAAGATGAGGACGATAAAGAAGAACTTGAAATTACTGATTTAGTTAATTCACAAAAAAATATTGAAACAAAACAAGAGGAATATTTTGACACCCTATTCAAACAACTTGAAAATTTGGAAAGTAGATTGGGCGAAATGGATAACTTAATGAATGCGGTTAATTCATTGGAACAAAAAATTGAAAAATTTAGACCTAAAACTCCTGAAGAAAAACTTGAATTAAGAAGTTTAGATTCCGGACCTTTTAATCAAAAATTATCCGATTATTTTGAAGACAAAGAAGATCAGTTTGAAAAACAAGGTAGAGAAGAATATATCTTAACTAAAGACGAGGTTGAGGACTTTTCCCCAAAACAAATACAAGACACTTTTAATACTTACGATGACGAAGATATGATGCCTTAATTAAGGGAAGGGCATCAATGTCCTTCTCAAAATTTTTGGAAACATATTGACTGAAACACTTTTTATATTTATACTTTCTATTGTAAACTTTTAATAACACAAATATATGGCGACAACAAACAATGTTTTAGATGCAGTTTTGGCTCAATACGAGAACTCAAAACAAGGTGGTTCTTCTAACACCTCAAAAATGTCTTCGGACGAAAGAATGAAAAAATACTTTGCTGCAATTCTTAAAGACAGTGAAAAACAAGGTCAGAAACGACTAAGAATCCTACCAACACCTGATGGTTCTTCACCTTTTAAAGAGGTATGGTTCCACGAGATTAAAGTTGATGGGAAATGGGTTAAACTTTATGATCCAGGTAAAAACGACAATGAGCGTTCACCATTAAATGAAGTTCACGATGATTTGATGTCAACAGGTAAGGATTCCGATAAGGAAATTGCCAAACAATACAAAGCTCGTAAATTCTATATTGTGAAAGTTATTGATCGTGACAACGAACAAGACGGTGTTAAATTTTGGAGATTTAAACACAACTACAAACAAGAAGGTATTCTTGACAAAATTATTCCTATTTGGAAAGCAAAAGGTGATGTTACCGATGCGGATAAAGGTAGAGATTTGATTTTGGAGCTGACAAAGGCAAAAACTAACACAGGATCTGTGTATACCGTAATCCAAACTGTAATGTATGATGATCCGGCACCACTTCACGAAGATGCTGAAACAATGACTGAATGGGTTAATGATGAATTAACTTGGGAGGATGTATACTCTAAAAAACCTGTGGAATACCTTGAAGCAATTTCTCGTGGTGAAACTCCAAGATGGGATTCCGATAAAGGTGGGTATGTTTATGCTAATGATGAGGTTGCAGAAACTTCCATCGGAGGTTCTAAATCAACACCAACACCTGTTGTTGATCCTCAAGTAAATGAGGAGATTGATGAAGAATTACCGTTCTAAAAAAAAGAACCTATAGTGTAGGTAGTGATTTACAAAGTCACTACCTTTTTTTATCTTTAAACAAAACAAACTATTATGGCAATTAAAAAGAAAGAAGTATCGTTTGATAACATCAAGAATAAGTTTTCCACCAAAACTAAATACAAACCTGAAAACTATTACAATTGTGGTGAAGCGTTTATGGAAGCGTGTGGATTACCAGGTCCTATCATGGGTGGTATAAATATGTTCTTGGGTCACTCAAATACCTCAAAAACGACGGCAATGATTCTTGCCGCCGCAGATGCTCAACGAAAAGGACATTTACCTGTTCTTATTATTACTGAAAAGAAATGGTCGTGGGAACACGCAATTGAGTTAGGGTTACAAGCTGAAAAAAATGAAGATGGTGAATATGATGGAATGTTTATCTTTAATGATTCTTTTGATACGATAGAACAAGCTACCGAGTTTATTAATGATATCTTGAACGCACAAGAAAAAGGAGACATTCCTTATAGTGTTTTATTCTTGTGGGACTCAATCGGATCAATTCCTTGTCAAATGACATTTGAAGGAAAAGGAGGGGGAATGCACAACGCAAAAGTTTTAGCTGATAAAATTGGTATGGGAATCCATTCAAGAATATCAAAATCTAAAAAAGAAGAATACCCTTATTACAACACTCTTGTGGTATTAAACCAACCTTGGGTTGAATTACCTGATAATCCATTTGGACAACCTGAAATTCGTGCTAAAGGAGGAACTGCGGTATGGTTAGCATCTTCGTTGGTGTTCTTATTTGGTAATCAGAAGAAGGCAGGTATTAGTCATATTGATGCAACTAAAAATGGTAGAAAAGTGTCATTTGCAATAAGAACAAAAGTTTCAATATTGAAGAATCACGTAAATGGTATTGGATATAAAGATGGTAAAATTATTGCAGTTCCACAAGGATATATCGTAGATAGTAAAGAATCTTTAGATAAATACAAAAAAGAGTATTCCGATTATTGGGAAACAAAATTAGGAGGTTCTAATTATTCTTTGGAAGAATCTGACGATGACATTGACGAGTAAATAAAAAAGTTATAATAATTCTACTTTTTTATAACTTGTAGATATTTATTAATATGGGAAGAAAGAAAAAAGAAGAAATTGAAAAAAAAGTTAAAATTGGTGTTTCGGTTGATCCCGAATTACCTCAATACTTTAAAGATAAATCTATAAATTTATCTTCCCTTGTTAATAAATTATTAAAAGAATATATTAAAAATGGAAACTAAAATTTGTTCTAAATGTTCAGTTGAAAAATTATTATTAGAATTTAATGTATGTTCTAGAGTAAAAGATGGTAGAAAGGCGGAATGTCGTGAATGTCAAAAGATTGGTAGTAAAAAATATAAATCGGAAAATAAGGATAAAATTAAAGAATATAATCGTAAATGGAATTTTGAGAATAAAAATTATTACCAAGAATATAGAAAAATATGGGAGGTTAAAAATTATGACAAAGTTTTAAAAAAACGACAAAATTTTAATAAAAATAATCCTAATTACTATAATAACTACAATAAAGAAAGAAAAAAAATAGATGTGTTATTTAAACTTAAAGTTGATATGAGAAATTCAGTTAACAGATATTTAAAATATAGATCACAAAAAACTTTTGACATTGTTGGTTGTTCACCCCAATTCTTAAAAGAATATTTACAAAATCAATTTACCAAAGAGATGTCTTGGGATAACCACGGATTATTTGGGTGGCATATTGATCACATAATTCCATTATCTTCCGCAAATACTGAAGAAGAAATGTATGAACTATGTCACTACACAAATCTCCAACCACTATGGGCTGGAGATAATTTAAAAAAAGGTAAAAATATATTGTAGAACGAGTTAATCGTATTAAAATGAACAAAACATTAATTGTTGATGGCAACAATTTATTAAAAATAGGTTTTCACGGAGTTAAAGATTTCTTTAATGAAGGTGAACACGTCGGGGGTATTTGGCATTTCCTAAATACTCTACGCAAATTCTTGGAGGAGTCCTACTTCAATAAAGTGGTTGTTTTTTGGGATGGAGACGAAAATTCATCCCAAAGACGATTACTATACCCAAAATATAAGGGAAATCGTAAATCATCTTACACTGAAGACAAAGTGTATTCATTCAACAATCAAAAACAAAGAGTGAAACAATATCTTGAAGAGATGTTTGTTAGACAATTGGAAGTTGAAAATTCGGAAGCGGATGATTTAATTGCGTATTATTGTCAAATATCCGAAGACGAGGATAAGACAATTTTTTCATCGGATAAAGATCTTACCCAACTTATCTCAAAAAGAGTAACGATATATTCCCCACAACAAAAACAATATTATAAAAATGGTGATAAAATAAAAATCAAAGAACATAGTATTCCTCACTATAATATAAAGACATTTAAGATAGTTGCTGGTGACACATCAGACAACATTGATGGTATCAGTTTACTTGGTGAGAAAACATTAGTTAAATTATTTCCCGAGATACTTGATTCGCAAGTATCATTCACCGATATTTTAGACAAAGGTAGAAAGTTGTTAGAGAACCAAAATAAAAGTGTTGTTTTGAATAATCTATCAAGTGGGAAAACCAAAGAGGGGATACTTGGGGATAAGTTTTTCACTATAAATCAGATATTAGTTGATTTATCTAATCCGTTAATAAATGAAGAAGGTAAGAAGTTAGTTGAATTGTATTATTCAGAAACTTTAGATCCTGACGGAAGGGGATATAGAAACTTAATTAAAATGATGATGGAAGACGGATTCTTTAAATACCTACCAAAAGGTGACGACGCTTGGGTGAATTTTTTGAAACCATTTTTAAAATTAACAAGAAAAGAAAAAACAAATTACAGAAACAAAAAAACAAATTTATGAAAGATTTAGATTTTACAAAAGTGGAATTCTTATTGAAATGTAACGAAAACATTATCGTTCAAAGGTTCTTTAATGTTAGAGGATTTAATCCTAAATCAAGAAATTCTTTTGATGTATATGAATACATTGAGGATTTATGTACTAGATTAAAAAACGATTTAAAGATGAGAACGATTGTTTATATGTTAGACAATCAGTATGAAATTCAGGAGAATCCTGATGTCTTAAACACATCAAATACTGATGGTGATGAGAATTTCCACATAGTAATTAGAGTTGGAGATATGACAATTTGTCATAGAATGTTTGACGCAAAAGTATACCCCCCAAAGGTAAGATACACCGTGGATCTACGCCCACAACTAAAAGGTATGTTATCTGACTTAACTGACATTTTTTCAGGTAAAAATTTTAATTTTGAGTATGGAGGATTTAGTTTAGTTTGATACTATTTATCTTAACAAAACAAATTAAAAACTATGGCGACAAACAAAAATTTTGATTATTTAGGTAACAAATTTCAGATTCAATTACTGAATCAAATTATTTTAGACAAGGATTTTTCACACTCAATTATTGATGTGATTGAACCAAGTTATTTTGAAAACAAGTATTTCAAAATCATCATTCAAATGGTGAGAGAGTATTATAAAAAATACAATCATACACCATCATTTGACACATTAGAACAAGTTACCAAATCGGAACTTCAACAGGAAATGGCATCCAAAGTGGTTTTGGATATGATTACCAAAATTAAGGATGCACCTATTGAGGGGGGGGATTTTGTTCAAGAAAAGGCTCTTAAGTTTTGTAAACAACAAGAGGTAGTAAAAGTAATGAGTAAGGCTCAAAAAATCGTTGACGGTGGTGAATTTGAAAACTATGACACCATTGAAGAAATGTTTAGAGGAGCACTCCAAGTAGGGGAGAAAGACACAAATACTCAAAGTGTTTTTAGTAACTTGGATCAAGTTTTGGATGACGACTATAGACATCCAATCCCAATGGGAATTCCTGGTATTGATAGATTATTAAAAGGTGGTTTGGCGAAAGGTGAAATCGGAGTTGTTTTAGCACCAACAGGTGTTGGTAAATCAACTTTGTTAACCAAGATTGCTAATCACGCATTTAATATGGGAAACAACGTTCTTCAGATATTCTTTGAAGACAACTCAAAGATAATTCAAAGAAAACATTTTACTCTTTGGACAAAGATTCATCCTGACGAATTGTCAGAAAAAAGAGATGAAGTAATGGCAAAAGTAAAGGAAATTGAAGAGAGTATGCCTAACAAGTTGATTATGAAAAAATTGCCATCGGACACAGTAACGATGTCACAAATAAAAAATCAAGTTAGAAAAATGATTGCTGACGGACAAAAAATTGATATGATTTTATTAGATTATATTGATTGTGTTGTTCCTGATAAAAATTTAGGTGATGAGTGGAAAAGTGAGGGTTCCGTAATGAGGGGATTTGAATCAATGTGTCACGAACTTGATATTGCTGGATGGACTGCAACTCAAGGTAATAGAAACTCCATATCATCAGATGTTGTTACAACAGATCAAATGGGTGGTTCTATTAAAAAGGCACAAGTTGGACACGTAATCATTTCTGTCGCAAAGTCACTACAACAAAAAGAAATGAAATTAGCGACTATCGCAATAACCAAATCAAGAATTGGTGACGATGGTGTTGTGTTTGAAAACTGCAAATTTGATAATGGTATGTTGGAAATTGATACCGAAAGTTCTATGACTTTTTTAGGTGTTGAAGAGCAAAAAGAGGAAAGACAACGCCAACGAGTTAAAGAGTTGATGGATAAAAGAAAACAAAAAGAACAAAACAATTAAAAATTATTAGAATGGAAAAAATTTTAGAAGAAAATCCTAGTAGGTTTGTTATCTTCCCAATTGAACACAATGATATTTGGGAATTTTACAAACAACACCAAGCGGCGTTTTGGACGGCTGAAGAAGTTGACTTAACGAATGATATTCGTGATTGGGAAAAGTTGACAGATAATGAAAAATATTTTGTTAAGAATGTATTATCGTTCTTTGCGGCATCTGACGGTATTGTGAATGAAAATTTGGCAGAAAACTTTTACCGAGAAGTTCAATATCCTGAAGCAAAATTCTTTTATGGATTTCAGTTGGCAATGGAGAACATTCACTCATTAATGTATTCTTTACTGATTGATACCTACATTAATAATGAGAAAGAAAAAGACGAGTGTTTCAACGCAATTGACAGGTTACCTGCAGTTCAAAAGAAAGCGAAATGGGCGTTGGATTGGATTGAAAATGCGTCATTCCAAGAAAGATTAGTAGCATTTGCCGCGGTTGAAGGCATCTTCTTTTCAGGTTCATTTTGTTCAATTTTTTGGTTAAAATCAAGAGGTATAATGCAAGGATTGTGTAACGCAAACTCCTTAATATTCAAAGATGAAAACCTACACTGTGATTTTGCAATTCACTTATTAAATAACCACTGTGAAGACAAACCATCTGAAAAACGAATTAAAGAAATCCTATTATCGGCACTTGAAATTGAAAAAGAATTTATTACTGAATCACTTCCAGTGTCACTTATTGGTATGAATTCTAACTTAATGAAACAATACCTTGAGTTTGTTGTTGACGGATTATTGGTTAAGTTTGGATGTAAGAAACAGTTTAATGTTGAACAACCATTTAAATTTATGGAACAAATTGCAGTTGAAACTAAAGGTAATTTCTTTGAATCAAGAACAATGGAATATCAAAAGGCTAAATTGAACGAGGGAATATCATTTACAGACGATTTCTAAAAAAAAATAAAAAACTATGTCATTAAAAATTATTAAAAGAAGTGGAGATTCGGCGGCGTTTAATCCACAAAAAATTTATAATCGTGTTAAACGATCATCAAAAGGTTTGAATGTCAATTCTGATGAAATATTCATTAAAGTTATCACATCAGTACCTACCGAAGGGGAAATTACAACAAAAGAACTTGATAAGTTGGTATATGAAATTGCGGCATCTTATACTGGTAGTCACCACGACTATTCAAGATTAGCATCATCAGTTGCGATATCATCATATCATAAAGAAACAAATGATAGTTTTTCACAAACTATGAAATTATTGAATAATCACGGTGTTGTTAACGATAAGTTAATTGAAACTATTGATTTATATGGTGAACAAATTATAGATGCGGTAATCCATCACGATAATGATTACAACTTTGATTATTTTGCTTGGAGATCATTACAAGAAATGTATCTTTTAAAGATGCCGACGGGTGAGGTAGTTGAACGACCACAACATATGTATATGAGAGTTGCTCTTTGGGTGACTAACACATTTGAAGAGGCGTTAGATTATTACAAATCACTTTCAGAACAAAGAATTTCACCGGCAACACCAATTATGATTAATTCAG